TTATTAAGAGATAAGTTTGAGCAAGAGGTTGATAGGAACAAAATATTTTTTAGCATTTGCATTCCAGGTGATAACAATCAAATAGATTTAGAAAAACTAGCAGAAGAAAACAACGACTTAAGACATCAAGTTAAGTTTTGGCAAGAACTATATTTAAAGGCTATTGACCCAAAGTGAGAAAATGTCCTATATGCAAGGAAACAAAAGAATTGAACTCAGTAAACTTTCCCAATAGAAAACTAAAGAAAGCTCCGCCTTTTCGGTGGGAATGTCGATCTTGCTATAACGAAAATAAAAGAAATAAACCTTCTTATTGGGCACATAAGATGTTATCTGGAGCAAGGCGCAGAACTTTGGACAGAGGATGGCCGCCCTGTACTCTTAAACCTCAAGACATTTGGGATGTATGGCCAGAAGATTTTAAGTGTCCAGTTCTTGGTATTGAGCTTGTGCACGGATATGAAGACAGATACAACTCACCCACAATGGAAAGAATAGACAACAGCAAAGGTTATGTTATAGGAAACATTCTTGTTGTTTCTCATCGGGCCAACTGTATTAAAAACGATGGCACTTGGCAGGAGATAATGGCAGTTGCAGAATTTTATAAACAATTAGAGGAAAAAAACGATGGCAAAGACTTGGATTAAAGAAAAAATACAAAGTATTAAAAAGAAAACATCTATTGGCGACTCAAGGCTTAGCCGAGGCGCTGGAACTAACAAACGCAAAACGCGTAAAAAATATCGAGGTCAAGGCAAATGAGAGGTGTAAATTATCCGTGCGGTTGGTTTGACGTTGAACAATTACCAGGGGGATCAAGAGACAATGACTCAGTATAAAAAAGATGTAGAGAAACAAAGAAAGAAACTTGAGGCCGAAGAAGATGATAAAAAAATAGTTTGGTATGAATACCAAAAAGGCGCTGGAGAACATTTTAGAAAACTAAAATATGCAAGCGGCAAAGAAACTAAAACTAATTTTGCAAATAAAAATGAAGATTAAATGCCGTTAAGAGATTACCAACAAGAGGCTTTAGATGCGCTAGAAAACTATATTGCTATAGAAGACGGCAATCCTTTAGTTGTTATGCCAACAGGTTCTGGTAAGTCTCATGTGATCGCAGACTTTGTGCTGCATATGAACGAGCAGAAGAAACAAAAAACTTTAATTGTTTCGCACGTTAAAGAAATACTTTTTCAAAATTACGAAAAGCTACAAGACGCTTGGCCTTATGGAGATATAGGTTTGTATGGCAACAGTTTAGGAAGCAGAGATACAGATAATGATATTATTTATGCTCAGCTTCAATCAGTTTGGAACAAGGTAGATCAACTGCCCTTATTCGATCTCCTCGCTATTGATGAAGCGCATCTTGTTCCAAAAGACGGCGAGGGAATGTATCGTTCCCTCGTTGTCGCCCTTAAAGAACGCAATCCAAACTTACGCGTGGTCGGGTTTACTGCTACTCCGTATCGACTTAACTCTGGCATGTTGACTGAAGGTGAGGGGTCTATTTTTGATGATGTCGCAATAGACTTTGGAAGCGGCGATAACTTTATTCGGTTGATTGAAGATGGCTACTTATCACCTCTTGTAACTAAATGTATGGATACTGAATACGAATTAGATGATGTGGGTATAAGGGGTGGAGAGTTCATTCAGACAGACTTGCAAGCCAAGATGAACGATAGCGGTAGAACCAACAAAGCCATACAAGAAGTTTTAATTAAAGGCGCAAACAGAAAACAATGGCTCATATTCTGCGCTGGTATTAATCATGCAAAAATGGTTAGCAGTATTTTAAATGCAAACAATATAACCTCTCGCGTGGTAACAGGAGATACCAATCAGTTAGAAAGAGATAAATTAATAGCTGATTATAAGAAAGGAGAGATTAAAGCTTTGGTTAATTGTGATGTATTGACAACAGGATTTGATGCTCCGAATACAGATTTAATTATAATGCTTCGGCCTACACATTCACCAGGATTATATGTGCAAATGATGGGTCGGGGCATGCGTATAGCAGAAGGCAAGAAAGATTGTTTGATTCTAGACTTTGCTAAGAATATTGAACGTCATGGTCCTATCAATCAAATAGCACCCAATCAAAAAGGCAAGCGTAAAAGAACGGGTCAAGCGCTTGTTAAGAGCTGTCCAGAATGTCAATCGTATGTGCCTAAAGCTGTAACTACCTGTCCAGATTGTGGCTATGTCTACCCTATGCGTAAGCTAGAGTTAGATTTGGTTGCATCTAAGTTAGATATTATTTCTAATACAGCTAAAAAAGAACGCTACGATACCAAGGTTATCAGCATGTGGTTTGGTAATCATCAGAAACAAGGTAAGCCTTTACCTGTATTAAAAGTCAGCTACAAGACGCCCAATAAAATTATTAGTGAATACATCTGTTTTGAGCACTCAGGCTATGCAAGAGATAAAGCTGTGGCTTGGTGGAACAAAATGGTAAGTGGTGATAGCTTACGCAGATCGCCGCCCGCTACAGTAGACGAAGCCTTGTTTAGACAAACTGAAGTCAATAAGCCAGATTTAATTAAAGTCGATTATTCGGGTAAGTTCCCCAATATCGTCAATCATATGTATGCAGATAGGTAAGCCAACACGTTGTTATCCATTTAGAAAAGAGACGGGAGATTTTATGTTTATTCCCTATGACTATACAGAAGCAGAATTAAAATATGTTGGCGGTGGTAGAGATTGTTTAGAACAAATAGAAGATTTTTGGGATTCAATAGGAAACCCTATGTATAACAAGCGACTGTCTTTTGAAGACAACATGCTAAACTTATACAACAAGTTGCGGTATTGGCCAAAACCAATGCTAAATGATAGTGTCGTGCAAACGATGATTTTGGAGTATGAATATGATAATAGAAGAACTAAAAGAATTTGAGTCTGAGCAAAAGGGCGACACCCTGGTGTTCTCAGATATACCTAACCCTGTCTACCATGCAGGGGTCGGAGTAAGCAGCAGTAAGATTAGAGCCTTTGGCAAATCGCAACTGCATGCGGTAGAGAGAGTCCAAGAGACAACTCCTGCTATGAACTTTGGTACAGCTGCCCACGCTTTACTGGTAGAGGGTGAAGAAGCCTTTAATCAAACAGTTGCAGTTGTTATGGGTTCTCCTTATACCAATGCTAACAAAGATCTTAAAAGAGAATATGAAGAGCGCGGCCTAACAGTTATTAAAGAAGCTGAAATGACAGCAATCAAAGGTATGAAAGAACATATGATTGAAGAAGGCAACATCTACCTTAACGCTGAAGGCAAAGTAGCAGAAGCTAGTTTTTACTGGTATGAGGGTGAAGTTCTTTGTAAGTGCCGTCCAGATATTATTTGTCCGCCAGTCCAAAGTCCATACCCAGATAACGCCATATGTGTAGTCGATTACAAAACCACTCAATCATGCGACCCAGTAGAGTTTGCTTATTCGGTTAAGAAGTATGGCTATGATATGCAAGCCGCTTGGTATCGCAGAGGTATGGAGAAAGCTGGATTCAAACTTAAAGAGTTTGTTTTTGTCGCGCAAGAAAAAGTTTACCCTTACGCATCTAAAGTATTTATTATCTCAGAAGAGCAGATGAATCTTGGTTGGGAGAAGATGGAAGGCTTTTTAGAGTTGTATAAAAATCACTCAGACGGCGGTCATTTATCTATTTATAACTCGCCTAATATTGTTACCTTAACTTTATAAAATGTACGACAAAAAAACTTCTATTGACTACAAGTTCAAAGAAGATGTATCTCTTGCTGAGCTAAAAAATTATATAGACAGTACCTACAATCAGCACTATGCCAAGGGCAAGTACCAGGCTACGGATATGATTGTAGATGCTGGCTTTGGCGAGGGTTTTTGTATTGGCAATATAATGAAATATGCCATGCGCTATGGAAAAAAAGACGATAAGAAAAAAGAGCTCCTTAAAATCATTCACTATGCAATGATTGCTTTATACGTCAACGATCAATAAAAATTATGCTAGGATTATAGGTATGTTATTTCCTAGCATTCCCCA